AAATTGGTCTTGCCAATTCTTCGGCTTCCTCCTTTAATCCTATGGCGTATTTAAAAAAATGTCAGACTGCTCGTATTATTTATTCTATGTCTTCTACCCCCGTCGAAGATGAGGGTAATGAACAGCCTTTTACTTCTATCGGTATTGATTCTTTTAATAATCCTTATTCTGTTGATGAGTCATCCCAGACTATGACGGTTACTTTTGAGGTTAAGGTCACTTTTTCCAATTCTTCTAATAAGCCTCGGCTTTCTTTTGGTTTTGTTTGCCCTCCTGTTTCGCCGCTTGTTAAAACTGACCGTTCTACCCTGCTTAAGCTTGTAGATTTTTCTCTTGATTTCGTTCGCTTCTTACCTGCTACTTCTGACACTCCTATATCTCCTTATTACGGAGCTTTCAATTTGGGCAAGGATGCCATTAAAATTTCTGCCTATCCATTTCGCGCCTATGAGGCTATTTATAACGCCTATATTCGCAATACTCGCAATAATCCTTTTTTACTCAATGGTAAAAAGACTTATAATCGCTGGATTACCTCTGAGGAAGGTGGCGCGGATAGTTCTACTCCTACCGCTTTGATGTATGCTAATTGGCAGTCGGATGCTTATACTACGGCTTTGACTTCTCCTCAGCAAGGCGTTGCTCCTCTTGTTGGTTTGACTACTTACGAAACTAAGACTATTAATGATGCTGGTCACGAAGTTACTACTATCAATACTGCAATTGTTGATGAGGAAGGTCGTGCGTTTAAGGTTGATTTTGAAAGTAATGGTGAAGCTCTTAAGGGTGTTAATTATACGCCTCTGAAAGCCGGCGAGGCTGTTAATATGCAGTCTCTTGTTTCTCCTGTCACTTCTGGTATTTCTATTAACGATTTTCGTAATGTTAATGCCTATCAACGTTATCTCGAGCTTAATCAATTCCGAGGTTTTTCTTACAAGGAAATTATCGAAGGTCGTTTTGATGTGAACGTCCGTTATGATGCCCTCAATATGCCCGAATATCTTGGTGGTATTACTCGTGATATCATAGTTAATCCTATTACTCAGACTGTGGAGACTACCGATACAGGTGCATATGTTGGTTCTTTAGGGTCTCAGGCTGGTCTCGCTACTTGTTTTGGTAATAGTGACGGTTCTATTTCTGTTTTTTGCGATGAGGAAAGCGTTGTCATGGGTGTTATGTATGTTATGCCTATGCCTGTTTATGATAGTGTTTTGCCTAAATGGTTGACTTATCGCGAGCGTCTTGATTCTTTTAATCCCGAGTTCGACCACATCGGTTACCAACCTATTTATCTTCGTGAGCTTTCTCCTTTGCAGGCTTATTCCGAGGGTAAGTCTCTTGACACAGTATTTGGTTATCAACGTCCTTGGTATGAGTATGTTCAGAAAAATGATAGGGCCCACGGTCTTTTCTTGTCTTCTTTGCGTAATTTTATCATGTTTCGTTCTTTCGAAAATGCGCCTGAATTAGGTAAGGAATTTACTGTTATGCAGCCTGGCTCTGTTAATAATGTATTTTCTGTCACTGAGGTCTCTGATAAAATTTTAGGACAGATACATTTTAATTGTGTTGCTCAATTACCTATATCTCGTGTTGTTGTTCCTCGCTTGGAATAATTTCATAATTCGAATGTTTAATTAAATTAACAATATCGGTACAATAGTACCGATATTGTTTTAAAATTATTTGTATGAAAGTATTATCTCGTATCAATCCTCTTGAGACTTATCACCGTGTTTCGTGTCGTCGTAAAGCTTGCGAAGATGTTGTGATTTCTGGTCTATCTATTACGCCCTCTGATATTGAGCGTTTAGCCCGTCAAGGTGTTCCTGTTTCTGTTCCTAACGCTTCCAGTTTTTTTTCTGTTGATTCTGGGCTGGAAGTTCCTCCTGAATTGCGCGTTGATGCTGATAGAAATACCCTTTGGGAGCTTTCGCAAGTTGCCAAGCGTCGTATTATGCAGGCTCGTCGTCGTGAAAAAGATTTATTAACTTAATTAAATTGATTATTCTATGTCTGCTGCTGCATTAACCGCCTTACTTGGCTCTGGCACTGGTGGCGGTGCTCTTTTAAATGCTGGAGTTGGTGCTGCTTCTGGTCTTTTTGGCTCTATTGGTGCGAATAAGCGTCAAAAGCGCGCTATTGCTGCTCAGAGAGAAGAAAATCGCCTTGCTCGTGAGTGGCAAAAGGAGATGGCAGAATGGTATAACCGTGTTGAACGTGAAAATTTAGCTGATGAGCGTGCATATAATGACCCCTCTGCTGTTATGGCACGCTTGAAGGATGCTGGTCTTAATCCCGATTTAATTTACGGTAATGGTGCTTCTGGTCTTGTTGATTCCAACGTCGCTCCTGCTGCTATGCCTTCTTCTGTTCCGCCTGCTGATGTTGCTGGTCCGATTATGGGTACTCCTACTGCTATGGAGTCGCTTTTTCAAGGCGCTGCTTATGCTAAAACTCTCGCAGAGACGAAAAACATTAAGGCTGATACCTCTAAAAAAGAAGGTGAGGTTGCCTCTCTTAATATTGATAATTTTGTTAAGGCTGCTACTTCTGATAATGCTATAAAGTTATCCGGTCTCGAAGTCCAGTTAACTAAGGCGCAAGCTGAATATACTTCTGAACAGAAAAGTAAGCTTATTTCTGAAATTAATGATATTAATGAGCATGTCAATCTTCTTAAGGCCCAGGTTTCCGAGACTTGGTCTCGTACTGCGAATTTGGATAGCTCTACCGTTGCTAATCGTACTGCTGCTATACTTAATACTAAGCGTTTTGAGTTGGAGTGTGAAGAATTTGCACGCCGTGTACGTGAAACAGATGCAAAGGTTAATCTCTCTGAGGCGGAAGCAAAGAGTATCCTTGTAACCATGTATGCTAAAGTCAATAATATCGACACTGATACCGCTCTAAAACAAGCGAATATCCGTCTTACGGACGCCCAAAAGACGCAAGTCGAGCATTATACTAATAGCATAGATATACACCGTGATGCTGCTGTTTTTAAACTCCAACAGGACCAAAAGTATGATGATGCCCAGCGTATCGTTACTGTCGCTAATCAGGCAACTCAATCATTGTATCACATTTCGCAGGTTGCCTCTGATTGGCTCCCGTCCCCTGGCGGCATTGCGAAAAAACTCCTACGTCATGGTAAAAAATAGTCTCGCTAATCGCCTTTGGCGCAAATCATTATCCATTAATGTAGCGAGCCTTTAGGCGTGGCGAAATATACCAAATGAGCGATAGCGAATCGAGCGAAGCGAGCCAAGCGCGTTACAGGATAGATGTATCCGTAAATGCTAATGGTTCGCCTCGCTTTGTCCGTTTACCCTTAACATTAGACGCGCGTACCCTAAACAAATAAAAATGAGTAGAATTGCCCCACCGCGGTTAGAGCGGGCTCTATCCCTCTTGATAATATAAGCGCAACTGACATGTTGACATTGAAGTTGCAAATGTTACCTTAGCATTCTATGAAAGAATATACCGTTATATGTTTTATAACATATAGTCGGTTCTTGCTTTTATCCCTGGAATGATTTTCCTTTGCATCATGTTAAACAATAATTTATTAAGTCATGGAAAGAAGATATCAAGGTGTTTTAAAATTTAAACGTTTTTTTGGCGTTAAGGCTGGTCGTTCTGTCTGGAAAGAGTCTTTTGTTAAGACGCATGTTTATATTAATCTCTCGGCTGCTCGTCGTGAGCTTTGTTGGCTTCGCGATTATGTTATCCCTGCTACTGGTGCATCTATTGTCGGCTACTATATTGATACCTTTTTTGATATGGACGAAAATTTGCCTTTATAATTATGGATATTAAATGCTTACATCCCGTTATTCTCATCAATCCCGAGGCCCGTAAAAAGGCCTTGGATTTTGACCGTATATATATCCGCGAGCGTTGTCAGTGTTGGATTATGGAAACCTTTGTTCTTGAGCCCTGGCAATATTCCCCGAAAAAATGGTCTATTAAGTTATCGGATATAGAGCACTGTTACCTTTTAAATTCGGAAACTGGTGATATGATACCTCTTTATATTGCTGTTCCCTGTGGTTCTTGTATCATTTGTCGTAAACGTAAGGCTAATGCTTTAGCTACTCGCGCTATCATGGAGACAGAGACTACTGGCTCTGCGCCTCTTTTTATTACACTCACCTATAATCCCGAACATCTACCTAAAAATGAACATGGTTATGAAACACTTCGAAAATTGGATTTGCAATTGTTTTTCAAGCGTTTACGCTCTTTACTTGATAATCAGTCTATACCTCATTCGCTGCGCTATCTTGCGTGTGGCGAGTACGGCTCTAAAACCAAAAGGCCTCATTATCATTTATTGTTGTGGGGTTTCCCTATTGCGCATTTTAAGGATATACTTAAAGTCCAATCATTTATACAAAAAGCGTGGTCTTATTTCCAGGTTGACGAAAACGGTAAACGCATACCTTTCTATGATAAATGTCGAACCTGTCCGCTTAATCAATATAAAGAGCGTAACTCCTGTTCGCTTGTTGCGCATTTATGTACTGGCACGCGCTTACGTTATCCGTCAGGAGCTTTCATTTATCGTCGGTATCCCATTGGTTCGATAAAGGTCCTTCCTGCTAATTCTGGCGCTCCTGCCTATATTACTAAATACATGGTTAAAGGTTCTAATGCTCCTCATTCTACCTGCGAGCCTCCTTTTCGTACCGCTTCTAATAGAGGTGGTGGTATTGGCTCTGCTTATATCCGTGCTCGGAAAGATGAGATTTTAAATAACCCCTCTCTCGAAGCTCTTCCCGTCGTTGACCGTGTTACTGGTTCTGGCAAGCTTTTTTATATGCCCATAGATTCGTGGGTAAAATCTACATTAATACCTTCTCCTTCATCTTGTTTAAAAACGAAAGAATATGAGACAGTTCGCGATTTTTGTTACACTTTTTCACTTTTTGAGCAATGCTCCCAACAGCTATATCGTCTTTGGCCTATGGATAGGTTTATTGATGGTGAGTTGCAATACTATACGGATGAGTTTTGTGACCCCTTTAAGCGTAAAAAATGGGCTGAGGCTTATGCTTATGTGTGCGAATATACTCCTCCTACTGTACCTCACATTAATTGCGGTAATTGGATAAAAACTCGAGAGCTTTTTAATGAATATATGTACACTTTAACAGAGCGTTTGGATATTTTAGCGCGAAAAGTTTTGGATATTGAAATAGATAATTCATACTTTCGCAGTCGAGAACAGTATTTAAAAACCCGTGTTGAAATATTTAAAGAGAAATATGGTGACAAAAAAACAAATCTTGGCGCTCTTGCAGAAAATATTGCCCTCTCCGTTGAGCGCAATAGATGGCGAGAGTACTTTTAATCTCGTAGTGTATTATATTTTGTATGCACTTGTCATTATTAGTCTTTCGCTTTTGCTTTGGTTCTTGCCGTCATGTACGGTTACTCTATCTGTTCAGAAGAATAATAACAACTCCACTCAAAGTAGTGAGAGTAGTTCCTCTTCTTCTGTTGATTCTACGACTATTTTCCAACCTCAAACATTTAAGTAATGGCTAACGTATTTAATAAAATTGGTGACATTAAAAATGATGTTAAGCGTAATAGCTTTGATTGGTCCCACGATAACAATTTTACTACAGACTTGGGTCGTATTACTCCCGTTTTTACTGAGTTAGTACCGCCTAATAGTTCTATTCGCATTAAACCCGAGTTTGGTCTTCGGTTCATGCCTATGATGTTCCCAATTCAGACCAAAATGAAGGCTTATTTATCATTTTTTAAAGTTCCTTTGCGCACTTTGTGGAAGGACTATATGGATTTTATTAGTAGTGATAATACCGAGGAATTTGTTCCGCCTTACATGAATTTTAAGGCTTCTGATATTCAAGAAGGTGGTGCGTTGAAGCCCTCCGGTCTTGGTGATTACTTCGGTATTCCTTCTCTTGATATGACTTTTGGTTATCTACCTCAAGGCTCTATTTCTCCCTCTCAGACTCCTCCTGTCGCTATGTCTAAGCCTGGTTCGAATTTTTCTGTTGTTTTCAATAATGGTACGAGTGAAAATTATTTTAAAGGTGGTAATGTTACACTCGCTTTAGGTAATGAAGCTCTCAAAAATTTTGCTGGTTATACATCTTCGGGTGATTGTGTCGTTTGGAATGTTCCTATGAATGCGGCTTCTAACGGTGCTTATTGGCGTTATCAGCCTTTAGGATATTTTGATTTGCCTTATTCTGGTGATGCTCATGGTCAACCTTTTGCTGCTGAGTTTAATGCTACTGTCAAAATAGGTCTTTCTGGCGATTCTGCAGAGTCCTTTAATCCTATGGCTTATTTGAAAAAATGTCAGAATGCCCGTATTATATATAGTACTGGCTCTAATCCCCAGTCTACTACGGTTCCGCAGCCTTTTACTTCTATTGGTATTGATTCCTTTAATAATCCTTATTCTGTTAATGAGGCCACTCAGACTATGACGGTTACTTTCAAGGTTCGCGTTACTTATTCATCTTCCTCTGATAGTCCTCGTGTTACTTTTGGGTTTGTTTGCCCGCCTGTAACCTCTTTGACCTCTACGACTAACAATACTTTGCTTAAATTGGTTGATTTCTCTCTTGAGTTTTCTAAATTTATTCCTGCTACTTCAGTTACGCCAATTTCGCCTTATTATGGTTCTTTCAATGCCAGTTCGGATGCCATTAAGATTTCGGCTTATCCTTTCCGCGCTTACGAAGCCATTTATAATGCATATATTCGTAATACTCGCAATAATCCGTTTTTGCTTAATGGCAAAAAAACCTATAATCGTTGGATTACTTCCGAAGAAGGTGGAGCGGATAGTTCTACCCCTACTTCTCTAATGTATGCTAATTGGCAGTCTGATGCTTATACTACTGCTTTAACCTCTCCTCAGCAAGGTGTTGCGCCTCTTGTTGGTTTGACTACTTATGAAACAACAACTGATGATGCTGTTACTGGGAACAGCTTCTGTATTTTGTAG